CGAAGATGCAGGCTGTGGAAGCTTATGATTCAGCTAGGCTGATCGTATATAGTGGTTATGCCTCCCTGTTGATTGCAATGTTGCTTATTCAGTCATGGAGTAGGTTCATGAATAGATGTTTTGTTTGGTGCGGAGTTGGCTTTTCTTGGATGAATGATGGTGCAGGACGTTTTGCTAGACTTTTTAAAGCTAGAAGAGGTTATGCTCCTAAAGGTTTTCGTTATGTCTCTTTGGATATTAGTGGATGGGATACTAAATTGCACCCATCAGTTATGAAACAGCTTATGCGGTTTTATATGAAACTTTTAGACAAATGTGGCGTTGAGAAAAATTATAAAGATAAGTTTAGGGTTATACTTCAGGACATGCTTCATGCTATTATCCTTATGCCTATGGGACATATGTTTCAGGTATTTCAGGGTATGCGTAGTGGATGGGCAAATACAGCAAATGATAACACTTTGTTGCATGAGCTCATCTTCAGATGTATCATGCGTCGCCTTAAGACGGATATATTGCACGTTTTGTATGGAGATGACAATTTTATGTTGGTTCCTGATCACATAACCGACCATATGCTGGTCAATATGTACCATGATTTTGGATTGATTGTTAAACACATTCACTCTTCAAGATACATTGGTGATGTTGATTTTCTTTCAAAACATATACATTATCGTGATGGTTATTATTATGTTTTTAGGGATAGTGTTGAGACACATTCTCGATTGCTTATGCCAGAGGAGATGGATCCCCGCAGAAGGGACCGTCCCGATGTTGTTATTGCTGTTGAGCGTGTGCTTGGTCATCTGATTGACAATCCTTTTAATTCCTCTGTTCGTAATATATGTTATGATTTACTTGATCGTTTCAAGAAAGATTATCACATTGATCATATTGACATTGATGATGATATTTTCAAGAAACATCCCTGGAGAAATTTTGATAGGACTTTGCTTCCATCGAAATTTCCGACTGTTCCGAAACTTTCATTCATTGAGGAACTGTATAAGGTACCCATTCCTGAAAATCTTCGTGTCGTTTGGCCGGGGCTTTCAGATATAGTGGAGTTTTTCCCAGAAAGAAAAGATTCTGATATGACAACTTATAGTGTCGCTTGTGCGTTCGCTAATGATGTTGCTGTCAGATGTCATGAATTGGCTGGAAAAAGATATCGCTCTCTTGTTAGGCGTATGTCACCTTACAGTCAACCTTCTCAATGTTATGGATTTCATGCGGCGCGGTTTGAATTTGCAATCAGATATTTTGGCATTCGGTTTTCCAATGTTTTAGATCTTGGTTCGCATCCAGGAGCTTGCGCCGCTTCAGCGATGAAATATTGCGATTCTGTTGTGTGTGTGTCTCAGCGTCCTGCTGCAGATACAGGGCAATTTTGTCCGTACATAGCTAAGGATCAACGTATCAAAATTGTTGAAGCCGATGCTAATAAGTATGTTCCAGTAAATTATTTTGATTTACAACATGACGATGTCGATATTGTCGGTAGTAGGACCCAACTAGATGATATTCTCATCGGACATGGCATGCTTAGAAGATGTATTAAGAATCGTAAATATGTTAAGAACTGCCTGATCACTTTGAAAGAAGTTGATTGGGAGACGATTGAATTATTGTATGATGCTTATTCTAAATACGGTTATATCAATATGGTTAGGCCATGTTTCTCTAATCCCTGGAAAGGAGAATTTATGGTTCATTTACGTGTTGATAAAAATCCACCGATGCGTAAGGCAAAATTTAGAACTAGTATTTATTACTTTTTGAATTCGATGACACCTGATATGTTTAGATGGAATGAATGTATACTTACATGTTTAGCTGGTTATCAAGGTATTGGTTCAGTTCCATGCAACCCAAATCAAACTGGGAAGTATGAACAAGATTGGATCACTCCTTGGGAGGAAGCAGGGCATCATAAGGATACTGATTGATGATATCTGAGTATATCTATGTGTGCGGGTGGAATGCCCCCATTCCTGTAGTTTTCTAAGGCAGG